TATATAAATATAATATAAGGTGTTAATAGCTAAGGCCGAGTCGTCCGATTGTTTCACATTAGCATTTTCCGCCCAGTCAAAGGATTTTAACATACCAAGCTCATTATCAGTAGTTCTTATAAGTCCTGTTCCTGCTGCCACGGCCAGCGTTCCATCACCATTGTCGGTGAAACCACCACCAGAGATTAAACCAGCCGAGGAAGTAGTATTAAAACGTTCTTGGATAGAATCATAAGTAGAATCACCCAGATTCATACTGCTTAACGTCAGGCCAACGTACGTGGGCGTAGACGTAGGTCCAAACCGTATAGAAGCTAATTTCTGTATAGCCTGTCTAACACTGGAATCACAATTTTTTGGGGTAGGTACTAAACTCATTATTTATATCCGCTACCTGATAATATACTTTTTGGTATCATTGATTTCATCCAGGTATCATTTACCATAGACCATACGAATCCCGGACCACCTACCGTTCCCGTAGGTGTTCCTGCTCTCGGCTGTTCCCAAGATTCCATTTTTCCCATAACGTCCTGTAATCTAGCTTGTGGTCTAACTGGTCCCATTCCACCACCGCCTAATCCCTCACCTGAAAGTCCTCTACCTGCACCAAAGTATTCTCCTTCAGTCATTCCTAATTGCCCTAAAGAAGCACCAGGTTCATCTATTCTACCCCCACCTGAATAAACTGCTCCGCTGAGTATTGATGGTGGTGCATACATTGATATTAATGGGCTGACTCCACCGATTCCACTAAGACCACTACTAAATATACTTCCACCGGAATGGGTGAATAAATCATTACCAGTACTACCACCCCCCCCACTTCCGCTAACAGGGGCTGATGTTTTACCAAAAAAATCAATATCAGATTGCCTCCGTTGTTCACTTATCTGTTGCTGACGGGCCATATAGTCACGGAGTGAAGCTAATTCTTGAGCCTCTAATTGTCGTTTTTGGAGGTCCATTTGCTCCCCAAATTGTTCCTCCCCAGTTTGTCTAGTAGCTTCCCGTTCCAGATAACCAGCCTTAGCACCCATCGCTTTAGTCAACGCACCAATACGTTCTTCTTCTAATCCAAGTTTAAATGGTCTACCAACTGTTTCTTCATATTTACTTTCCAATGTAGCAGGTTGAGTAGTTCCACCAAGACCCGCACTAATAAGGGACTGAGTTTGTTTTGCTAATGATCGTGTTTTACCACGCTCATATTCAGCTAAACCAGCTTTTTTAAATGCTCCGCCGGGTTTATAACGTTCTATAATTTCACTTAACATACTAATTAGTTCATCAGTATCGGCCATTACTTAATCCTTCCTTTTGGTCTAGCTTTTAATATCAATTTTTCTAGCCCCCACGATTCATCCACCGCATTATTTTCCAAACGAATACCAGCATAAACTCCACGTAGTTTACGTTTTGATAATGAGCTTAATCGTTGTTTCGGCAATGAAATTGTTTTACTTATTCGTGGATTTGTACCTGCATTTAATTTTTCTAACAATCCTCCTGCCGTATTTGCAGTAAATAATTTCATAGTAACATCATCTGAATCTAATTGGCCACCCCCTGTCCCTCCGCCCGCAAGAATAACATTCATAGAGGTTATAGCCCCCTGTCTGTCACTGCCTATACTTATTGGCCCGAATGTCACATAGCTATCTATCGCCACATCTTCACTGGTACCAACATCACTTTTTTTTGTCTCATTAAAGTATCTTAGATACTCATCATAGCTTTCCATTACCAATTTTCTGTAATCTGGATTTTGTGCTTCATAAAAATGACTACAACATACGCCACAACTGTTCGGGTAAGACTCTGGAAAAAAAGCATCTAATCCTATGTAATAATTATAATTTGAATTAGAACCATCTGATATATCAGTAATTGAAATCTGAATACTATCATATCTTCTGTTATAAGAAAATATCACTCTGTAGTTACTAATATCTATACTCTCATCAGCAACTATATCTGGCAAAGCTACTGATGATATACATTCTGGTGCACCAGTTATAGTTGTTTTATAAATACCATTTGTTCCCCAGAAATATAATATTCCGCTACCGTCAAAGCACCAACTATCCTTAGTTAAAATTCCAGTTATAAGGGATAATTCATTAATACTGCCACCTGCTGCTGGATCTCCAGATAAATACCAAATAGAATTAGTACAACCAAATACAAGATAGTCATCCTTATATGGTATCAATGCTGTTATTATATCTCCTATTTCTCCTGCATCCGCATCACTACCTATAACTGGTGCCTGGGCATCATTAGCAGCGTAATTTAAATCCCAGGGATTATTCTGTCTCATCATATACCATTGGTGTGGATAATCTGGATTACCTGCTAGTACAGGTCGACCACGATATAGACAACCAAAAGTAGCTGCATCTGGCATAATGCCATAAGAAGTATCATTACCATATACAGTCCAATTATACCAATGTGGTCCAGATGCCTCATTAGCAGTTAAAACAAATGAAATTGCATTGCCATCATTATCCGTTCCTGTTATCGTTTCGGTGTTTATAAATGTTACAGTTGTAATTCTACGACCATAAATTGTGCTGGCAGAACCATCAGTTATACTTGTCATAAAATCTACAATCATTTTAGCACCAGATGTCCCACCAGTAAGAACTGTCCCATGATCTGGTACATCGACACCAGCAGCACCAATCGGATCATCAGTGGTTAATTTTATATTGCCGAAGTCTATAACTTTAAGATTATCACCATTAATAAGAAATACTTTTTGATACGCTTCAAATAAATCTATTTGTTGTGTAGGCGTAATATCATTTTTAGCAGCAGTTAGTTCCGCCATTGTCCCAGCAGGTGATTCATACCAAACCTCATCAGCAGCAACTGCTACCAATTTCTTAGAATAGGTTTTATCACCTAATGAACCACCCCCCTGTGGCTCCGGTACATCCCCATATTCTCTGAAGTTATGATCTTTATCCGGATAATTAGTCCATGAGCCACCACTATCGTAACTTACACTAGGTAAACCACCAATATAAGTATTTTCGTTCTGTACTTTCCAACCAAAATAATTACTACTATCCCCAATGCCCGTTGCAACTATACAATATTTAGTCCCAGCAATTAGTTTAATACCACCAATAAGATTAACATAGATATAATCATTATTCGATTCAGAACCTGTGGTTATGTATGAGGCACTGTCTAATATTGCTCCAGTAGGTTTATCATTAGCATCTGCTAGATACAAAGCTATAGTAGTAGCAGAATTACCATTTTCAGTTGTATATATTTGTATACCAATTCTAGTTATTACATGGGTCGTTGCTGGTGTGAAACTTTGACACGCATATGAAGCACCATAAAATGCGTCCTGTCCAGGTGGTGTAGCTGAATGGTTATATTCATATAATATATACATAATTAATCACTCACTACTGTAACTTGACAAATATTTAATATCGGGTAAACGATTACCCAATACATCATAAGGACGCACATTATTCAAATCTGGGGAAGTGCCCTCTGGTTGTGCACCAGGTCTGATTCCTTTATGCAAACCTTTAATTGGGAAATAAATTTCTGCCATTACTTACTCCGTAAAAGTGTGGGGGAGCTAGGGGAAACTCCCCCACTATATGAACCTGCAATATGCAGGGGAATAATTTATGCTGGGATATAAATCATCACTATCTTACCAACAAAACTTGAATCATGTTGATCTGAAGAAGCAGAAATTGTGATATTACCATCACCCTGAACAGTAAAACTACCAAAAGCGAGATCATCTCCAAGATAAGTTCCCGCAACATCATCACTGGATTGGATACCAGTAGCATTTGCATCACCCGCTTTTAGTAATGAATCCACGTCTTTAGTTGTACCATCGACAGCAGCATCGGTTCCAACTGTTACTGTACAGGCATTTCCTGCTGCTGCTTGTACAATCAACTTCACTGCTAGAATCTCGTCTCCTGCTTTGACAGCAAACAAATCATTTTCACTAGTATCTAATAGTAACTCCAATTCAGCACTTGCAATAACCTTTGCAGCAAGTGCACCAGTTGTGATTCCATCGGCAACAGCATTACCCAATTTTGCCTCTGTTACCGCACTGTCAGCAATCTCTGCCTCTGTCACTGCACTATCTGCAATTTTTGCTGTAACAATTGCACCGTTGGCAATCATAGCACTCGAAACTGCACTAGCATAGGCGGTAGTAACTGCATTAAAATCACATGAAGTTTCACTACCCTCATTTACATAAATAGTATCTTTTGCATTTCCATCGGTATGGATAAAAATACAACCAATTTCATAACCCGAAGCACTACCTGATGGCACTGTAGTGCCATAAGCAAGCATTATCCCATCTTCGTCCTTAAAGATAGTCTGTGGACTTGCTTTACCATCCGGTGCCGGGACCATATTATTATGGTCAAATGCTAATGTGTATCTACTTCTTGACATAATTTAACTCCTTCTGTCATCCATGATAATACGGCTGGATTTCCGTTCCAGTCCAAGTTAATCAAATGTTACATCGTTTTCTCGTCTGAAACGATATATTTTTCCCGATTTATTCATGCTCCCTAATTTATGTGGAGCACTACGAGCGTCTCTTGCAAATGCTTCTAACAAATCTTTTTGCATATATTTTTGTGTATAACCTGCTGGCATATCATCTATGTCTATTTCTGCTTTGGCCATACAAGCAGATAAAATGACTTCATCAAATCTATAGCCAGCCGGGTGTAAATTAGCTGCTGGAACCATATAGTATATGCTATCTGTGCTGGCATCAGCCGAAGCAGAGCTATCATCAAATTTACTAAGTAGATCCGCATATCCGATTTTACCGCTAGAACCGGTGTAATCCGTAACTTTAGCATAACCATTTTTACCAGAACCACTCATAATGTAAATATACCAGCCATTGAAATAATCATCTGGATAAAGATTGGCTAAAGAGCTATCAGTAAGCGATTCATTATCACCAGCACTCGATTCCCCGGCTATCAGATCTAATTTATTGAAATACAGTGTGTATGGAAATATAACTGTCTTAGTAGAGCTAGGTTCTGGGTCAAGAATAAGCTCAAATCTTCGTTTTGGTCCGCATCCACCAGCATAAGGTTCCAACGGTCGTATTGCTGCGTATTGTGGAGAACCACTAGCAACACTGTCGGCCCGTTTCCCCCGAATAAATGATTCACTCCGCCATTCGATTGGATTCGCTATATTAGAATCCGCAGCATAATGAATCGGACCATTAACTTCACCGCCAAAATTTTCTGGCAATGGGTATCGAGCTATATCACCACCTACAGTCTCAACAGGAGTGACAGCAAAAGTATCATCTTTGGCAGGATTAGTTCCACCAGGATTACCTTGAGCATCCAGCCAATCAGTTACTGTTATTGTTCCTGTAGCTGCTGTATAACCAATTATTTTGGCCCAACTTCCTTTACCTGTACATGTAAGAATATAGCAGTAATAATTTTTAAGGTCATCATCAGTATCATAGGTATCTGCTAAAGTAAGATCTACTACAGTCTCATCACTGCTACTATCTGCCGTACCAGTTATTCTGGTTCCAGTTAATGTTACTAACATAATTCTACGCATCCACCGCCAACCTTTAGGAGGTGCATCTGCTATAAACATTTTTATTCCATCATTCACCGCATCTTTACATAATTCTAAATCATGAGCATCAATCGGAATCATAGCCTTTTCATCGGCGTTTGAACCACCATAATAG